GATCTGTTAAAAATATTAAAAAATTTCATAGAGCCTTTAATATAAATGAAAAAGCTGATTTAGATAAATTATATGAACAAAAATTATTAAACAATAAAGTTGCTCAAATTCAAAGACAAGACAAAAATTTATCCAAAACTGATGCAATAATTAAAGCGCAAGAGCTTATAGAGCAGCAAGGGCTTACTGTAGAAAAAGATTTAAGTATGTCTGACAAATCAGAAATTATGGATATGTATTTAAGAGGTTATGGCGGCCAAAAATTACAGGCTGGAAAACCAAAATACACAAAACAAAGAAATGTAAATGAATTAACAGAAACACATTTACCTTATTATGATGATGCTTCAATTAGCTTAATCAATTATATTAAACAAACTCAAAAAGATATAGAAAAAAGAAGATTTCTTGGTCAAGATATACAAAGAGATCTTTCTAGTGATGCAGATATATCAGCTTCTGTTGGAACTGTTTTGGCTAGAGCTCAACAAGAAAATAATAATAAATTATCACAAGAACAATTAAACGAATTAAGAAGTTTGATTGTATCTAGATTTGGTAAGGGCGAGCAACAACCAATAAAATCAGTAGCTACAGTTAAAGATTTAATTTATACAGGAGCTTTAGCAAACCCATTTGCTGCTGGAACTCAAGTTGGCGACATATTTCAAACAGCATATCAATTTAATTTAAGAAAAGCTGTGGGAGGTTTATTAAATACTAAACAGGCAAAGCTAAAAGATTTAGGATTAGAAGATACAATTAATGCTGATCTCTCTAAAGAAAAAAGATGGTCATCTACTTTACTTGGAAAACTTTTAAAAACAAATTTCTTTAAAAGAATAGACCAGCTTGGCAAAGAAACAAACATGAACACAGCTTTGCGTGATGGTATGCGTTTAGCAAAAAGCAAACAAGGGTCTAAAGTTTTAGAACTTAAATGGAAAAAAGTTATGGGCGATGAGTACGATAACTTTAAAAAAGAATTAGAAGCAGGTGAATTAACAGATAATGTAAGGTATTATTTGTGGCATAATCTTGCTGACCAACAACCTATATCGTTGTCAGAAATGCCTAAATGGTATCTTGATATGCCTAACGGAAGAGTTTTTTATGCTTTACAAACATTTGCATTAAAACAATTAGACATTATTAAAAGAACGATTATTAATGAATATAGGCATGGAAGTAAAAAAGAGGCTTTAAAAAATGCTGTTAGATATACTGCAATTGTAGGTGGTGGTAATACTGCTGTTGATTACGGTAAAGATATTGCTTTAGGAAGAGAAATAGATCCGTATAATATTCCAAAAGATATTTTATTTAATACAATTAAAGTCTTTGGTATTAATGAGTATGGATTTAACACAGCTTTAAAACAAGGCAATCTAGAAAGATGGATTGCTGATACTTGGATGCCGCCTATAGGGATTATTACTGCTCCTCTACAAGATGCTTTATTTTTAACTAAAAAAGCACTTGACCCTGATGAAGAAATAACTTCAGAAGATTTATATAATTTACAAACAGGAAAACGATTACCTTTTACTGGCCCATTAATTCCAAATTATTTAGGTGGTGGAAGAGAGAGGTATAATGAAAGACTTGAAGAAGAAAGAACTGATAACATATTTGGAATTGAATAATGACGCCGCATGAAGAACTAATAGCACACGAGAAAATTTGTCAAGAAAGATACATGACAATTCACAAACGACTGGATAGGATTGAAATGATGCTCAACAAACTCATATGGGGTGCGATGGGCGGTTTCGGTGCTATCTGTGTCGCTGTGGTAATATCTACACTCCACCTGTGATGAAAGAGGTTGGTTTGTGGATAATGGTTGTAGTATATATAGCAATACTTATACTACTCAATTTATAACTTCAAGGAGTTAATTATGGAATGTTGGGATTGGTCACATTGGGCAGTATTAGTGGTTGCCTTATGGGTATGGCACAATTTTGCTGGTGATTTATGGTCAGAATTATGGTCATGGGCAAAATCTTGGTGGAAATAGTTGGACTACACTAAAATAATTACAAGTCTTATCCCACTACTATTGGTCGCAATGTGGTGGGTGATAGACTCTATGAATACAGTTAATCGTGATATACATTTAATGAAGTCACACATGGCACACCTTATTACACCTGACGGTCAGATTGTACCATCAACAGGTAATATGGTAGCCAGACAAGAATTAAAAGAAGAGCTTGTAGGACAAATGCACGATTTAGATATTAGATTAAAATTGTTAGAACAACCAAAATATATTACAGGTAATTCATGTGGAAACAAGATGTATTCAGACTTTCCTTGTATGCGACATGAAGGCTGTATAAAGGTAGATTAATATGTTCGGTATTATAGGTAAATTACTAGGTAGTGGTGATGTTATCAAGAAAGGTTTAGACCTTATTGATGATATGCACACCTCTAAAGAAGAAGAGATACTAGCCAAGAGCAAAGCAAAGATTGACTTACTACAAGCATATGCACCGTTTAAACTAGCACAAAGATACCTTGCAGTTATGTTTTCTGCGGTATTTTTATTTATTATGCTCAACGGTGTTGTAGGTGCGTTGTATGGTTGGATAGATATGGCTAATGTATCAGAGGCTAAAGACTTTGCTAACGAAATGTGGCTAGGTGAAATCATGTTAGCCATTGTAGGCTTTTATTTTGGCGGAGGCTTGGTAGAGTCTGCTCGTAGAAAATGAATTTAACTCCACACTTTACACTAGAAGAATTTACTTATAGTGAAACAGCAACAAGGCTAGGAATAGATAATACCCCTACCATAGAGGTAAGACAGAATCTTGAAGTCCTAGCGTTAGGAATGGAAAATGTCAGAATACTATTGGGCTGTCCAATCACTATTAGTAGTGGTTATCGCTGCCTTGAGCTTAACAATATACTCAAGTCTAAACCCACATCTAGTCATGTCAAAGGCTTGGCTGCGGACTTCAGAGCTAATAAGTACGGCGATCCTAATAGTATTGTCTTTGCCATTGTTAATAGCGATATTCCTTACGACCAAGTTATTAATGAGTACGATCAATGGGTTCATATATCTTTCGCAGCGCATGGCGAAACTCCTAGAAAACAAGCGTTAATTATTGACAAGAACGGCACATCGTTATATACTAAATAAACAATTAGTCTGGAACGCTAATGAAAATCTTACTGCTGGATATAGAAACAGCTCCCAATACTGCTCATGTATGGGGTCTTTGGAATCAGAATGTTAGTATCAATCAACTCATGGAATCTAGTTATGTCATGTGTTGGGCAGCCAAATGGCTTGGCAAGAAACAAGTTATGTTTGATTCAATAATGGAAAACACACACACTAACATGATTAAAAGTGTTAAAAGATTGTTAGATGAATGTGATGCTGTTATCCATTATAACGGTAGTAAGTTTGATATACCTACCTTAAATAAAGAGTTCTTATTGTTGGGATTAAAACCACCAGCACCTTATAAAGAGATTGACTTACTTAAAACAGCAAGAAGTAGATTTAAATTCCCTAGTAATAAACTAGATTATGTCGCACAGCAACTAGGTGTAGGCAAGAAAACACATCATGAAGGTCATGAGCTTTGGCTGAAGTGTATGGCTAAAGATAAGAAAGCATGGGCAACCATGAAGAAGTATAACAAGAATGATGTTGTTATATTAGAAAAGGTTTATGAGAAGATGGTTGGTTGGATTAATAATCATCCTAATCATAACAACTACACAGACAGCAGAGTATGCCCTAAATGTGGCTCTAATCATTTACAATCAAGGGGAACTACTTGCAATACAAGATTCGTTTACAATCGCTATCAATGTCAGACTTGTGGCTCTTGGAGCAGGGGAAACAAGTCAGTCCTTACAAGAAAGTCAGACTCAAATACAACCATTTAAGGAAGGTTCAAATGAACATCAACGAAATATCAGAACACATTATCGGTAAGACGATAGAAGCTGTGGATGTTGTCTTTGGTGAGGATACTATGATTATCTATTTAGATGATGGATCAGATGTAGAACTTATCGTAGATTCTATCTATTGCAATGTGCCTTCTACTGATGATTAAAGATATTGTTTACACCATACTACTTATTGCTTTTTCTTTATTGTGTGTGGCAGTCTTTTGTTATATTGTTGTATTAAAATACTTCACACATCTATCCTTCTACTAGCCATAGTTAACAGATTATCTAACGCTAGCTCCAAATGTTTCTCATAATACATAGGCTTTTTATCCCCCAAATACCTAGCATAAATAGATTGTCTTTGCGCTTTAGGTAAACTATGCACTACAGCATTGATCGTTATTACATTATTCTTGTCTGCTTTTTCTATCATAACCTCAAAAGCATCGTGACTAGACTCCCCACCACTAGAAAGGAATGAAGATTTGGTAGGAAAGCCTAGACGATGACTATCTTTTTTCATCCACTTGGCCCAATCATCTAATATACATAACAATCTACCTAGCTGCATTTGTTATCCTGAATGCTTCTTGCCATGCCTCCCAAGCTGATTGAGTATGTGTGCTTGAATATTTGTTTTGCAATGTAATATCAATATCTTCTAATTCACCATTAATAAATAATTTATATCCATTATCCATTCTTAAATTATACTTATGCTTTTGTGCCCACTTTATAAATAATTTTTCAATATCCATTATGAAACATCCACAACTTTAACTTGCCAACGGTTATTCTTTTTGTGCCAACCATGAACCTCTATT